GGGATCAGGTACATCTCGTCAAGATGGCAGTAAATATTCCGTTACACTTTTAGCGGAAGCTGATCACTTGGCTTATGAGGTAACTGCAAATCAGATAGATGGTCAAGCTGAGTTCCCCGATCCTACTCAAGCATAACCTTAACAATCTAATAATTAAAGCTCTGCATATTGTAGAGCTTTTTTTTTAAACATTTTTTGACCTTAGTATAATATAGTTATATGATATACATTAAAAAAGATGAGGTCAATCAGATTATACTTACACTCACTGAGGTAAGTACACTGCCTACTCCTTATTATTTATTTGTTTTTCAGAATGAAATGGACAAGCTGTCTGCACCTATTACATTCTACACTGCTGATCTATCAGCTTATCCTGAAAGATTCAATCAGTTTGAGCTAGATGAGCCTGTAGATTTGGAATTAGTTAAAGGACAGTATACATATAGTATCTATGAGTCAACTATCACACCTCCAACTATTGCTAACTCTACAGGATTAGTGATTGAAGAGGGCAGGATGGTAGTGAGTGGACCAATAGTACAATCAATTTATGAGTAATTATGGCATTAAAAGACTTTTTTAAAACAGTAAAGCATGAAATAGTAGAGGGATATCAATCATTCTCTACTCCATTCCTTAAAGTAGGAGGTGCTAATCTAACACTACCCTATGTAAATGGTAGGAATCAGACTAATGGATACATCCCCTTTGGGCAGGATAACCTATTCCCTGAGCTACTCAATCAAATATACTACTCATCTCCATTACATGGCTCTATTGTAGGGTATAAAGTGAATGCAGCTGTAGGAGGTGGATTTAATATAGTAGCTGATAGACTAACACTTGAAGATAAGCTAGAGTTATATACACTTGAAAGAAAATTAAACATTAAAAAAGTAGTGCCTGCTGTAACTCAGCAACTCATCCTGCATAATAGAGTATATTTTAAGTTATGTTTTGATGACAAAATGAAACTCACAAAGATAGTCAATCTATCCCCTGAAAAACTTAGAGTAAACTTAGATAGAAAGAGATACTATATCTGTGATGATTGGGCTAGTAGGATTGGAGTACAGGAGATAAGAAGATATACTCCTACCTCTAGAGATTATGAGCAGTTATTTGTGTATGAAGTAGATAGCATAGGTCAGGATTTTTATTCTTTGCCATCCTATACCTCAGCTCTTAACTTTGCTTTCTTATCAGGTGAACTTAGCTACTTTGCTAAAAGTAATATCCAAAATTCAGTATTCCCTAGCTTTGCCATGATGTTTCCTAAAAGACCTCAGTCTGAGGAGGAGAAAAACATGATAAGAAATACCATTGATAGATTGAAAGGTGCCGCTAATGCAGGTAAAGCTGTTGCATTCTTTGCTAACTCAGCAGACCAACTACCTAAGATAGAGTCACTACCTACCAATGGTAATGATAGTCTATTCCAGGAGGCATCACAATTAAACACTGAGCAGATTTGTTTTAGTCATACCATAGATCCTATACTTATGGGAATCAGAACTACAGGCTCACTAGGTAATGGATCAGATATTAAGCAGGCTTACATCATATTTGAGAAAAATGTAGTAATGCCACTAAGAGACCAGGTATCTGATATCTTTAATGAGCTATTATTCATAGCTAAAATTGATGCAGATTTCACTATCAATAACTATCAGATAATTAACGAGGCAATAGTAGAACTTGAGGGAGATACCTCTAAGACTAATGATGCTTTGAATAGTCTATCTCCTTTGGTAGCTACTAAAGTACTTGAGACTATGACTGAGAATGAGATTAGAGCCTTAGCATCTTTACCTCCTGTAGCAGGTGGAGATAAAAGTAAGTCACAAATTGCACAAACACCTATACTATAATGCTATACTTTATAACAGAAACTTATCTAAAGAATAACACACCCATTACAGCTAATGTAGATGTAAACAATGTTACTCCCTACCTAGCTACTCAAGCTCAGCTAAGAATTATGCCTATCTTAGGTACTACATTTTATAATGACTTGCTAACTAAGTATAATGCTCAGACATTAGATCCTGATGAAGAGACTCTAGTTACATTCATACAGCCTATTATTGCATGGAGAGCAGCAGAGGATGCTGTATTTGGTCTATCGCTACAGCTAAAGAATAAAGGATTGCAAACTCAGTTCGGAGATAACAGCTCATCTGTAGATAGAGGTACTATAGCATTCAGTATGGAGCATTATGCACAAAAGGCTGCATTCTTTGAGCAGAGATTGATTAGATATTTACTTAAAAACAAGGCTTTATATCCAATATTCACAGGTACTACTAACCGAGATACTGACCTTAGACCTATGATAGATGGATGTAGCTGTTTATCTAATGGCTTGCTAGAGTGCAATGGTCTATGTGGAGGTGCAGGAGGCAATGGTTACAATAATTCAATCTTAATAATATGAAGCACTCAGGAGTCTTATCAATTATAGTATTCAGTACAGGATACTTAACAGGCATAGCATTACTATGTGAGCCTGCTATATATCTTAAGTTAGCAGGAGCTACAGTGATAGGATATCTAAGTTTTATTCTAGCATTACAATGGGAGGGAAACGAATGAAAGCACAATTATCACTACTACTAATATCAATTCAATCCAAACTTTTGACTCTTATCTCTATATGCTTTGCATTCTTTTTACCAATAAGTGGGATACTGATAATGATAGGAGTATTAATAATTATTGATACTTTAACAGGTATTTGGAAAGCTAAGAAGATAGGGGAGAAAATAACTAGCAGAAAGCTGTCAGCTATCATTAGTAAGCTAGCACTCTATGAGGTTACTGTGATTATGTTCTTTTTGATAGACCAATTCATACTCAATGATATCATACTAACTTTTTTTAGTGTACCATTCATGCTTACTAAAGTAGTGGCATTGGTACTAGCTAGTATAGAGGTGATGTCAATTAATGAGAATTATAAAGTAGTAAAAGGCATAGACTTATGGCAGTCAATGAAGTTACTATTTGCTAGAGCTAAGGATATTAAAGAGGACCTAAACAAATTAAAATGACTAGATGGGAACTTACATCTAAATATGGTACTGCTAATGTAACAGGTGCAGGATATTTAGTAAAGATTAAGCTACCATATCCAATGAGAATAGCTTGGGATTTAGACAGCTCAGTCAATTCTATGATGTGCCATAAGTTAGTAGCAGATAATTTTACAGCTGTATTCAATGAGCTTCTAGCTACCTATGGCTATGATAAGATTAAGGAGTTAGGGATAGATTTATTCGGTGGATGTTTCAACTATAGAAAGATGAGGGGAGGTACAGCTTTATCCATGCATTCATGGGGGATAGCAATAGACTTAGATCCTGCTAGAAATCTACTCAAAGAATCAGCGAAAACTGCAAGATTTGCAAGAGCTGAGTATAAGGCAATGATAGATATATTCTACAAGCATGGTTTTATATCTTTGGGAGTAGAAAAGAACTATGATTGGATGCACTTTGAAATAAAAGAATGATGAAATACTTAGCCATAATACTACTACTCAGCAGCTGCTCTGCTCAATATCATCTTAATAAAGCAATTAAGAAAGGATATAAATGTGAAGAAACAGGAGATACTATAAGAATAACAACTTTAGATTCTATCCCTGTTATCATTCATGATAGCATAGTATGGGAAAAGTTTATAACTACTAAAGATACTATTATTAAATATAATACAGTCTATGTGCCTAAGACTAGACTAGAGAAGAGAATAGAGTATAAGTTAAAGGTCAAAACTATCTACAAAGATCGTATTGTAGAGAAAGCTAAGGCTAAAGCTACAAGACCTAGAACTAGAGGCAATCTTAGTCTATTATTTGTAGGAGTAGGCATAGGTCTACTATTATCATATCTCTTTAAATTTGCGAGGGAGAGATATATGTTCTAAGTTTACACCATCTATGGTAAGAAAAAGACTGTTTTTTGACATTGAGACATCATTCAATGTTGGTATATTTTGGAGATCAGGATATAATCTCACAATCAATCCAGGTGATATCATTCATGAGAGAGCAATCATCTGCATCTGCTACAAATGGGAGTCAGAGGATGATGTACAATTCCTAACATGGGATAAAAAGCAATCTGATAAGGCAATGATTAAAGAATTCCTTAAAGTTATGGCTCAAGCTACAGAACTTGTGGCTCATAATGGGGATAGATTTGACCTCAAATGGATACGAACAAGAGCTCTATTACATGGTATTGATGTATTCACCTCACCAAAGACTATAGATACTCTTAAATGGGCTAGAAAGTACTTTAATTTTAATAGTAATAAACTAGACTATATAGCTAAGTATTTGGGAGTAGGTCAAAAGATGGATACAGGGGGATTAGACTTGTGGAAAGATATTGTATTTAAGAAAGATCAGCAGGCAATGAATAAGATGGTAGACTATTGTAAGATGGATGTCACTGTACTAGAAGCTGTATTCAATAAACTCAATTCTTATGCTACTCCTGCTACTCATTATGCTGTAATGGATGGAGATGAGAAGTACTGCTGTCCTGAATGCACTAACTATAATGTAAGATATAATAAACAGGTAGTGACTGCAGGAGGTACTATCCATCATTGGATGAGATGTGATGACTGCAAAAAATATTATAAAATAAATAATAAAACTTACTTAGAATTTTTGAAATTCAAATATAAACATTAGCTTTGCATAGTTCCATAGTGTAGAAAGCAGTTGTAAGCTCCCCAGCACGCAGCTGCTTTTTTTTTGCAGTAGCAAATTGCGATCTCAGTTATATGTTTTAACTTTACTCTAATACATTATTAAGTAAAAATTACTCTCGTTATATGTTTTACCTTTGAACAAGGGTAAATTACACCCTTGTTCTTATTTAGAATGAATATAAATTACACTTTTTTATTGCAGATATAAAACTTTATACTATCTTTGGCGTATAGTTATTAACAATTAAAACTTTTACACATGGACAAAGAACAAATTATGAAGATTATTAGAACTTGTAAAGAAAAAGGTACGCAAGAAGAAGTGTCTTTTAATTATGCAGTAGAAAAATTGAATGGCTATTGGAATGATATAGAAAATTTGTTAATTCAAGGCGAGGAATTGTTTACCCCTTATGCAACTTACCAACTAAAAAAATAACAACAAGGGGTGCGACTTGGTAACGCACACTAATTTAAAAACTATGAAAACATTTCATCAAATCTTAGATTATTTAGAAGTACAACAGCAGGAGGATAAGCTAAACACAAATCAACTGCATTTAATTATTCAGACCTTAACTACATTTTTGAACAAAGAACAGTTACAGGAAATTGAGAATTTATTTAACCAATTTAAAAGATAATACAATGAAAAAACTAATTAAATACTTCACTCCTGTAGGAGAAGAGCAGATAGCATTTGCTAAGGCATTAATAGTAGTAGTTACTGCTGTTATATCAATCTTATTTTTATTCACTTTTTTAGAACTTATATTATGAATTTTATAGACCTATACAAAAGAGACAATACTTATTTTTCTAATTGGACTACTAGCTATGATAGTGATGTATACATAGCAGGCACTATTGAGCCATTTACTTATGATGCTACAGAGACTGATGATGGAGATATGTCACTGTTTATTTTAAGTGATGCAAATCTTAACCTACTTAAATCTAAGCTATGACATTCAATGCAATTATAAAGTTTTGGACTAGCAGGAGAACAGCAGAAGAGATAAGAGGTGGATTTAATCTGCCTCTTTACCTGAGATATTTAGAAATCATAAACAATAAATCCAATGACTGAGTTCACACAGCTAGCTAGAGAGGTCCAGGATGCTATAGCTAATGGTGATTATACTCACCAAAAATACCTAAGATTCAGAGAGTGGTACTTTCAGAATTATGAGGGTAGTAAGAGGAATGCTAATAGAGATTTTAGAATGTTTGATTTAATGTATGGCTTAGATGTGCCAATAAAAAATAATGACAATGAAGATATATAAAGTAGTGTATAAAACCTTTGACTATTGGAATGGTCCTGTAAAGTTAGTGACTAGGATTATAGAGGCTTATGATCGTGATCATGTTAAGCAGCTTATTCAGAAAAATGATGACTTAATTCTATTAATTGAAGAGGTATGAATGACATCATAAGAGAAAGGTATCCATTTGAGCCTACTAAAAAGATAGCAGATGACTTAGGACTTAGTGAGTCATCAGTATATAATAAAGCTTTTGCAATGGGTATTAAAAAAGATCCTAAATACTTAAGGTCTACTCAATATCCTCCAGGATATCTAGGTGGTAAAGCTACTCAATTTAAGAAAGGTAATGTACCTGCTAACAAAGGACAAAAAATGTCCACAGAAGTATATCAGAAAGTGGCTCACACTATGTTTAAAAAAGGCTCTAAGCC